GCATTGTTATCCTGGTTGATAAAGACCTGATGGGCGGCCTTGCCCACGAACATGCGGTTGATGAGATGATATTTGTCCACGTGGTGCATGGGATTGCCGATATACACCTGTTCCACCACCCATCCGGCAGAAAGAAGCAAGTTGGTGATGAGAATATAGAAGTCCTCGTTCTGGTTGGCACCGTAGCCCTGCCCCTTGAACGTCGAGTCGAATACGAAGTACACCTGACGGTTCTTGTGGTGCTTGTAATAGGCATTGAAGAGCGCCACGACGGCATCGATGGTGTCGTACTTCACGTAGAACGATTTCAGCACATAGAGCTTGCCGTCAATGCCCACCTGGCCGACCACGAGCCAGTTAATGTTCGTGTTCGCATCGAAGGCTATCACCAATGGGGCATTCGGGTCACAGTCAGCATCCAGCAGGCAACTATCCTCCAGGCGTCCCACCATCTCCAGTGCCAGTTTCGACGTGTTGGGAGCCGTGTACCAGTTGACGCTCTCGCGCATGGATCCATAGAATCCATCCCTGGCTATGCCGATGTGCTTGCACATGATTGAGGTGGCGAAGGTCAGCGCCGGCAGGTCGCGCTTCATGCGCCTAATGTAGTCCTCACCCAGTACGGCCAGATTGAACAGCGAGGGATAGCGGCAGTACAGCAGGCAGTTCTTACGGAGGATGAACAGGTCACGGTCGAGCTTCTGAATTTCTGCCTGGTAGTATTTGCCCCGCTCCGGGTGGGACTTCATGCGCTGCTGGTACTGCCATTTCAGATACACCAGTCCCTCGATGACCTTCACCAGCTCCTTGTCCTGTTTCTGCTCGTAGTTCATGAACCAGGATCCTTTCTTTGTGGTGGCCGTGTCGCAGGTGATGGTCAGGCCGTGGTGCAGGTGACAGTCGCGAAAGTACATCTCATTGCCACGGTTGGTCTGCATCGTCTCGTTCTTAAGTTTCTCGTAGTCAACGAATTTTGCTTCATCAATCAAGACGTGGTCGATACTCATACCGTTCGACATTCCCTCGCGATCCTGCGAGATAATCTGGCAGACGCTGCCGTTGTAGAAGCCGATGCAGTTTTCCCAGTTCTGCGGGGTGAAGATGGGGTCTTTCCATTTCAGGGCCTTCCATGGTTTTTTGCCTACGGTGTAGTGGATATCACGCTTGTAGCCCCACCGCTCCCAATGTACCAGGAGCGAGGGCAGCGTGGTGGTAAGGCACTTTTTGAAAGAGGGAGAGACAAAGCCAGTACATGAGCCGGGCATCTGCTGCATCACCTGAATCAGCCGGGCAGCATCAATGAGGCCCTTGCCCGTGCCACGCCCCATCTCGCACACCAGGTCGCGTGGCGACATATAGAGCGGGTAGAGCTGGGCGTCGTTGAAGTATTGCTTCTGAGTCTCTGCCATCGCTATTCCTCCTTATCATCGGTCGGTGGCACCTCAGTATATTCAGCGTATTCGTCATCCTTCGAATACTGCTTGATGAGTTTGTCGCGTCGGGCACGGAGGTTCTTCGGAGCCTTGATGCCCAGCACGCTCGGGTCGTCGGTAGGCTCAATCTGAAGCGGCACGATGCGGTCGTAGGCCATGTCGGGCGTGTCGGGCTTGTCGGTCTGGTTATTCAGGATGTAGTTCTTCTGCATCGATGCCACGGCACGCCAGTCGCCATCACGACGTGCGGCCTGTCGGTCTTCCTCTATCATCTGGTTCACCCGCCACCGGGCAAACTCTTTGGTGGTTGCCTCCAGGTTGCCAATGAGGATCTTCAGCAGATGGATATCGTCATACGCCTGGCTCTTACCCACATGGAAGAGCTGCATGCAGCGGCTCACCAGTTCCTTGGAAGAGGTCGATGGGTACGACCGCCAGTAACTGCTGAGTTCGCGCAGCCGCTCCACCCTGAGGATGGTGTCCTCAGGCACCAGCTGCTGGCGCAGTTCGCTGCTGTCCACCGGCAGGTACTCAGCGTATTGGTCTATGTTGACAGGCTTCGACATTTACTATTTACGGATTTACAATTTACTATTTCAGATTTCCACGTCGCGGGTCATGCGGCGCAGATAGACGCGGCACGCTTCGTCGGCTGCAGGACTGCCGGCATCCACCAGGTCGAGATTTTGCTTTCGCAGCCGGAGGGCCGTTTCACTATAGCCCTTCATGAATGCCTTGCGAGCCGGGTGGCCAAGGGTATTGATGTCGGCACACAGCTCCGTCTCCCCAATATCCAATAATGCGGATATCTCCTGAGGGGGAGTCAGTTGACTGGCAAGGTCTTTTATTTTGTTCAATAAGTCGTTCGAATAGTCCATTTAACTGAATTGAATTATTATCAACGAGTTCGCTGAAACCGCTGTACTGTTGATAGAATATTTCCTGATTGGTAGTGACCAGCGTACACTCAGCACGGTCGCCATACGTCTGGTTCTGCGAGCTGATGACTGTCACCGTCCACTGATCGTTCTGCACCAGCACCACCTTCGAGTGGTTCTGAGAGAGATAGACGGCATCGAAGTTCTGCTGCATTTCCTTATAGAGCCGGTAGGTTTTCTTCGAGGCTTTCAGGTCGGCCAGCAGCACCGACTTCAGCACCAGGTCTTTTTTCTTCAGGTTATAGAAGCCTCTCAAGAAGGCATCAGACGTTGAGAACGTGCTGACATAGACATCTGCCGGGCCTGTCTGTTCCAGGATCCAGCCCAGCAGTCCCAATGTATGAAGGCCACGCCCCAGATGCGACTGCAACGGGTGCGTGGCCATGGGACGCAGGAACTCACTCGGACTCTTGCCCTTGCTCATCGTTCTGCGGGGTTTCGGTATTGTCCTCAGCACCAGCGGCTTCGAGACTAACCTTAATGTCACACTGCAGCAGCTGCTCACGACGCTCATCGGTGAGCGTGCGGCCACACTTCAACAGTACATCCACGCGCTGCTGGATGCGCTGGCGCAGGCTCTCGATAGCCTTCTTCTGCTCATCGTTGAAGTCCTCCTCCTTGGCAGCGGCTGCCAGCTGCTGCATCTGGGGAAGGTTCTTCGAGATGTAACTGTCAGCATTCTTCAAATCTTGCTCCTGTTTAGGAGTGAGTGTCGGAGTCTGATCAGCAGCACCCTCAGAACCGCCATCAGCGGTCAGCCGGTAATCGTCGTAGCGGGCCATTTCCTGCTTGTACTTGTACCAGGTATCCTTGAGCACCTGCAGGTACTCATAGCGGTCGCAAGGCTCAGTGAGCTGCTTGCAGGTCTCGTAAGCCTCCTTGATCTTCTTCCAGCGCTCGGCATTGGCAGGCCAAATAGCCTGGATGCTTGCAGGCAGCTTGTCGTGGTCGGGACGTATGCCCTTGCGCACATACTGGTCACTACCTACAGGCTCTTCAACGGGGAGAAGCACAGCCTGACCATCGACGGGCAGTGGCTCTTTGTCGATGACGGTCTTCAGTACCGGCATGATTTCATCGTTGAGCCGGATGACATCTTTGATTGTCTGGCCGTCCTGACGCAGACGGAGGAACCGCTGCAACTTGTACTCGAGGAACTTCAGTTCGCGTTGCGGACGGCGCATGATGCGCTGATACATCGCCCCGTCGCGGTTGAGCGAGAGCAGCAGCTGGGCACCGGCCTCTATCTGCTTTAACGAATCGTGCTCACTGTCGAGCCAGCGGGCAATCTGCTCAGTGAATTTCGGATCTATCTTCATAAGAATTTTCTTTTTGCGGATTATTGTTTATGATTGTGGGGCAATCTCACCGTCTTAGCGAGTGAGACCGCCCCACGGCCACGTTATTTACGATATGTGAGAGGAATCAGGGATTCGTGGGCTACGCAGCCTGCTTCAACGTGTCGGTAGCACCGAGGAACGTGCCCTCAGAGGTAGTGAACTCGCCCTCATAGAAGGGAGCGGCAAACTCGTCGGTGACGCTCACCTCCACTGTGGTGGTGTTGGCATCGGTGGCAGCCTTACCGTAAGCCTGGCTCACGGCTATCTCAGCCTGGTAGAGCGGAGAGCCGAAGAGACGGCACTTACCGTCAGCCATCGGAATGAGGAACACCACGTCGTCGTTGTTCAGGTTGGTGATCAAGCCCGAATTCTTCTTCCCGGTACCGGGAAGCACGAGCTGGATCTTATTGAGGATGGTCTTCGAACCATACGAGCCCTGCCCCTCGCTGGAAGGCTCACTCTCGTTGGGCACGAGGTCGAAGCGCTTCCATACCTTGTCGGCATAAAGCTCGAAGTTGGTCTTGATGACACAGATATCCTCCATGTGCTCTGCCGAAGCCCCGGCAGGACGCGGGAAGGTCTTGATGTCGCGGCGCGGCACATAGTAGCCATGGTTACGGGTACCGGGAAGCGACTTATCGCCCAGACAGAAGTCGATGTCCTCGTAGAGAGCGGCATCGTCTGCGCAGCGTGTTTTCAAATCAGCCATATCTTTTCAGTATTTATGGGTTACTAATACTAAGCAGCCTTGGCGGCAGCGATCTCAGCAGCTGTGCGAGCCACGCAAAGCATCTCCTTGTTGATGGAGAGGTACTGCTCGCCATAGAACATGTTGGCCAGGAAGTCAACATCGTAGTGAGAGGTCTTCGACTCCTTCACCAGGAACGTCTCGTCAGCGGTGCGCTGGTTCCAGAGCGCGAGGATGTTGTTCTTAGGAGTCAGACAGAGATAGTTCTCGGGAACGTTGGTCAGTGCCACGAACTCCACATTGGGTGCACCGTCGAGATGTGCCTTCAGGTACTGCTCGTTGTAGGGCAGCGCACCGTGGTTGTGCTGGTAGGCTTCCTCGTAGAAGTGCTTGGTCTTCACATGCATGAACATCTTCAGCTTCTGCTTCTTGAGCTTATCATCGGCACCAACCCAGCCACCAGCGACACCCCAGTAGAAGTCCTTCAGCAGGTCTTCGGTGTTCTCAGCCGAGAAGTTCTCAGGCAGAGAGTGGAGGTTGCCCAGCTCGACAGCCATCTTTTCAGCCTTGATCTCAGCGTCCTCAATGGTCTTGAAGCCGTTGAACCACTTCGAGGTGAGCGTGGTGTTCTCGGGGTCGTGCTTGGCGGTCCACATCTCGTTGAACATGTTCTCGCCCAGCTGTGCCATGATGTAGGCGCAGATGCGTTTCACCCAGGGCACGTTCTTCAGACCCTCGCCCTTGGTCACGTCGCTACCCCACAGGCTCTGGTAGATGCTGTTGGGGTCGATAGGCTCGATACAGTTGCCGAAGAAGGTCTCCAGCGTGCGCTGCACGATGGTGATGGCACCGGTGCCCTTCTTGTACTTGTCATAGTTACCCATCTGGAAGTTACCCTTCATCTCATGCACGTGCTCCTGATAGCGGATGCCGTCACGATGGCCCATGTGCTGCAGGGCAGCGGCCATGGCATGCATTGGCATGACGATGAGTTCCTTGCGGTACGTCTGGAATGCCTTGCTCAGAGTCTCAGGCGTAAAGGTCGTCTGCGGATCCACCACAGGCTGACCGGAATTAAGGATAGGAGTGTTAGGATCCATAGCTTACAGAGCGTCTTTGATAGAGTTAAACAACTCGCTGGCGGCACTCAGGGTATTCCCGGCATCGTCAACATTCTCTTCCTCCTTGGTACCGGCAGAACCCTTCAGGTTCTTCACCTGCTCCTCAAGGTCATTCTTCTCCTTGGTCAGCTGGTCGATTTTCGACTTCTGCTTCTTCAGCACGTCGGAAGCCTGTTTACAGGCATCGTTCTGCTTCTTCAGCTCATCGTCGATGGTCTTCAGCTGATCCTGCGTCAGGGACACATTGCCCTGCTCGTCCGGCTTGAAGCCGTCAGTGATGGACAGCAAAGCCATCACGGCAGTAAATACTTTGATCATCTTGTTTTGACTGTTATCGGTCGAGGGTTCCGGCATGAGTCCTCTCAGCATCTCCACGACCTTTTGGAGAACGCCTGTAGTTGGATTCTCCTCGCCCGTTTCTGGATTGAAGCCCTTGGGCAAGGCTGGTAGACCCATATCCTTTATCAGTGAATTGGTATAAATGTTCCGAACATTGGTGGGCATCTGTTCCGGCTCGCCAATCTCATCGACCAGTCCGAAGTCCTTTGCCTCCGATGCCTTTATCCAGGCAGCCACTCGCATCTTGGCCTTCACGTCATCGACAGGCTTGCCGCTCTTCTCAGCGTAGATCTCAGCCAGCACATCGTCGATGGTGTTGAGCTGCGAGCGCTGGAACTGGAGCCGCTTGACCAGTTCGTCGAGCTGCTCCTTGTTCATATTGCCCCACTCGAACACATGCCCCATGGCATTGTGGATGAGGATGAGAGCATTCTTGGACATGACCACCCTCTTGGCACCCATAGCCATGAAGGTGGCGGCACTGGCCGACATGCCGAGGAAATAGCACGTCACCTGACCGTGGTTACGGAAGAGCTCGTAGATCTCCAGGCCGGTAGTGACATAGCCACCCAGCGAGCAGATGGCCACATCGACGGGCTGGTCCTTCTTCTTGTCCAGAATATACTTCACGAAGTCGGCGGTGATTCCCCATCCACCGACTTCGCCAGTCAGATATAAATCGTATTTCTTCATGCTTACCTTTGATTTTCGGCAAAGGTAGCACAAAGAGAGTCCAGAAAAAACTACATTATATTATAGTATATGGCAGTATAAAGGGTATTTCAGAGGCAGAAGTGTAGGTGACGGTCACCTCGTTGAGCTGTGAGTCGGTCATGTTGTCGGGGTGATTCATCGTCACCGTGCTTATAGGATATGGCCTTTCGTTGGTACCAATGAGGTAGTAACGACCGTTTGCAGTCTTGCAACGGTACACTTGACGCCCTCTGTCGCCCGAATCGGCACAGGTGCGGAACACCAGCTGTGCCGTGTGCAGGCGCACACCGTCCTCTATCTTGTCGCTGATAGTCAGGCGGGCGGGTATCTTGATGGGGATACTCTCCCATGGAGTGGCAGTTGAGACATGGACGGAGGTGGCACTGGCCTGCCTGAGTCCGACGATGTCGCCAGCCCGGAGGCGGTCGACGGCGATGATATTGCGCGGCGTGTTCATAATTTATCTTAAATGTTCGCTTCTGTTCGCATGTGTTCGCATCTGGACAAAACGGAGCGTCTTTATGGGATGAATTTTGGATGAATTTAACATTATTTTTCTTTCTTCACACGTCTTTTGCGTCTGAGGTCTATTCCATAGTCCAACTGTGAGCAG